TCGGAGCATTTCACGTTTATAATACAGCGATATCTACTACACAAGTATTAAGTAATTTTAACGCTCAGAGAAGCAGATACGGAGTTTAAAACAGGTGTTAGGTAGAATATCTTCCTCAACAAGTCCAATCAAATCCACGAAGCCAATCGGCGTCGTTCGAGAAGGTTTGATCTGTTACATCGATGCTTCTGTAAATGCAAGTTATCCAGGGTCAGGGACTAGCATAACTGATTTATCAGGAGCCGGTGCCAATGGAACAATAAATGGAACCATTTCTTATGTCAGCTCAGGAATGGCTAGCTATTGGAACTTTGCAACAGCGAACAACAGCAATTACATTTCTTCATCTACGACGCAGAACTACCTTGACATAACTGTCGTTTTCTATCCAGATTTTTCAAGAGTAGGTGGGTCAAACTTAGCCTCAATTATTGCCACAAGCACAGCTGCAGGAAACCAAGATAAAAGTTTAAGATTCAACGGGGTCACCGGCACCGGTCCATGGACAACAAGAAATGGCGGTTCTGCAGACAACAACGATTGGGCAACTTCAGCATCCCCTACGACATACTACATCAACGGTTCTTCTTCAACTTCGTCTGCCAACGTAAATTCTGGGTGGAACATCATGGGTGGAGGAAGAACAAACACCACTAACGGTGCCTTCGCATCCAACTGGGCATATTATCTTGGGTCAGGCGGATATTCTGGTGATAACAGATCATATCAAGGCAGGATAGCCTTGATGTGCCTCTATAGCAGAGTATTGTCTTCTTCAGAACAACTACAAAACTATGGTGCTCTACGCTCCAGATTTGGTCTATAATAAAGAAAGAAATACAAATGGCGGTTTTATCAAGAGTAAATTACGGTGCTATTGAACTTCTTCAATTAGTTTTATAAAGTTTTCACTTAGCGATCCTGAAGGGTGTCGATCCCCTCCCTCCTGAGCGTCAGGTATTCCGAGCCGCGAAACTGCAGGATCATCAGGCGAAATTTCTTCCGCCATTTTTATTTACTTCTTCTCTGGTGCAACAACGGCTGAAGCGCTTGGCACGGCCTCTGCACTCGCTGCGACAGTTGCTGAAGCTGTTGGTGCTGCAGAAGGCGCTGCAGATGCTGAAACAACTGCTGATGCTGAACCTTCGGCTGGAACCTCACTCTTTGCTTGGCAACCGGCAACGAAACATGCAACCATTGAAACTAATGCGAACTTCTTCATTTTATACTCCATTAAATGTAACCAAATGTAATCTGTTTGATTACTGAACATAAATTATAATTGACCAACAGGGTTGTATCTAAAAATTACAACTTGTTACAATTCAACCTGTTGCAGATTTCAAGTACGTATCACCTGCTGCCATTACTCTCGGATCCACATCCCGAGGATCTCGTTCACGAATGAACACAGGGAACCTAACCTTACCGTCCTTCGTCAATCCATCACCAGTAAGAGGATCAGGTTGGCCTTCCATCTCTACAACCCTTCCGATCCATGACTCAGGATCCACGTTGATCTCTGACTTAAGTTTATCAGTGAAACCACCGGCAACTCGTGTCACAACACCGTTCGGAAGGACAACTTCAAATCCTCCCCACAATCCCTCACGCTTTGAGCCTCTCTTGCCCTCGTAGTTGCCCACGATAATTCCTTCATAAGTCGCCACTGGTTTCATCTTCCGAATATTCGAAGATCTTTTAAAGAGGTATGGAGCATCAAGATCCTTCAACATGATGCCTTCATATCCAGCATCGGTGTCGGTCATGTATGCCTTGAGCAGCTCTTCCTTGTTATTCACGAGTCGGCCTGGAACTTGAAACACAGGACTTCCGACCTGCCCCACAAGTTCTGCAACGAGATCTACACGGTCTTTTAGACCAAGGTCGCTGCGTTGGTCTCGCCAGTCAGAGAAGTGAAGGGCATCAAAGACATGAAAGATCATACCTGAATCATCCTTGCCTTTCTTGTGAGACATCACAACAGAAGCCGATTCGTTCCAGTCAGCTCCGAGAGCTTCACCATCGAGAACGAAGTCATCCCAGGGGGCTTTCTCTAGTGCAGATTTAATTCGAGGCAATGTTTCAAGAACATTTCCATTTCGAGTAAACATGGTTACTTCTCCACCATGTTTCACCGCCACGCAACGTAGACCATCCAACTTTGGTTCTACTCGAATTGGATAGACTACCTCATCTTCAATGATGATTCCTTTTCCATCCTCATATCTCGTTGACAAACTCTCTGCTAGCTGCACCGAGAATCCAACAATAGATCCCGGCCAAATCTTGTTGACAGTGGTCGACTGGACACCACACCTGAGATTCTTCAATAGGATTCGGAGGCACCACTTCTGCTGTCTTTCAGACAATTCGCAAAAGAAAGAAACCACAGCATCCTTGGCAGCGTTGCCCGTCACCCTCCTGGGTGACAATGATTCTGTGATGAAGTCTAGAAAGTTGCTGATAACAGCGTTATCTTCAGGTGTGAAACTAGATGCCGTCGGCATCTTGAACTTATTCACATAAAAGTTGATATACGGATCGCCCACCGTGACAAAGACTCGCTTGAGGAGGTCATTACCACTATGCGTTTCAAGAAGTTCCTCTTTGAATAAACGAGAATTGTCGGATTCAAGAAGCTCTAGAATATCAATGACGGATGACATGAATATACTTTACCACGCCGGAACGTAAGTTTGCACTACGACATCATTCCCAATAATCTTTTTTAAACTCTTGTTTCATCTCTTCAACGATTGTTGAAATTTTTTCAATCGCATTTTTAATCACAACACCATCTCTTGTTGGATCTGTAAGTTTTAGAGACTCGATGGATCTTACAATGTCACTCAGAGTAGAAGCGTTTTCAATTGTCTTCATCGCCCTACGCCTCTTCTCTATGGTCCAAGAATCTTTCTTATTATTAACTTCTCTTATGTTATCAGAATGCCCCGATGCAACATCAGGTTTCTTTTGCTCAACTTCGTAAACAACAACTCTCTTCATTAAACTTCCCCTTTAACTTCAGCACTACCTTGTTGCTTTTTGATTCGCTTACGTTGCTTCTTTGACAACGGCTTATTAACCGTAACCATGGCTTCCTGAAGAACAATCGAAACCTCGTTTTCTCCAGATTCGTCTGTGACAGAAATCTGTGGTTGTAGATCTTCGAATCTATCTTCAACATCAAGCTCTGGATTCCCAGTAGATTCTGCAATCACAACGGACGGAGGAACCACCACAACACCAGCCGCAGGATTGGAAACATAATGGTCAACACATTCGATGAAAGATCCTTGATTCGGGGTTAGAACTCCTAGACGTTTGCAAACACCGTCCAGACCTTCATAAGTTGTGATTCCACGATCCTTCATGAACTGATTCAGTGTTGACTTTCGACGTCGCAGCAAATCTTCGAGTCGAATCTGTGACTTCTGTTGATATTTTGTGGCTTTCATTCAGCACTTCCTGACGGCTTCAATGTCCTGTAGCAATTCAGCAATACCGCTCTGAAACATTGGAGACCTGGCAACATTTTCCAAGCCTTCTTCGGACATATTGACTCCGTACTGATCGGTGATTGCTTCTGCGAACTTTCTCATGACTCGCAACACATAATTCCTCGCAGAGGAATGATTCATTTTATATCCGATCTCAGTCATTGTATCGGCAATATCGCGATAATTTACGCCATCATCAACTGTTGCATATCCGGTGTCAAACTTTTTTCCTTTTTTCATCATGTTTCAATCATCCTTACTGGGGTTATTAATGAACTGAACGTGCCGCCGGCCCATCTTAGGGGCAAAATTTGACGTCTGTAACATCCTCAACCTTCGATTCAAATCTTCTTCAACTTTCTCCAATGTTTGAACAGGAGTAGATGAACCTAATGAATCTTCAGTTTGTCGTTGTTCCAACATTAGCTTCTTAATACGAAAATGATTTAAAAAATTACCCAATAAATTTAATGCTGATAATCCTAAAAGGATTTGCAAAATCATTTTAACCCTTGTCCGGATGCAACCATTTCTAGTTCTTGGGAGGACATGTTGTATGAATCATCTTCAAGAACATCATCCACCAACCCAAAGCGAAGTCGAAGAATCGCAGCTTCTTTAGAACTCAATTGTTCCAAAACGCCTCTTGCAACTTCCATCATCTGCTGAGAAGAAATCATCTCAAGAGGATTAAGGTTTTTGTCATCAACCAATCGATCTTCCAAAGTATCAGCACCGGCTTCTCCTGACAAAGGCTGATCTAGAGAAACAATATGCCGTCCGGCAAAATGTGTTGCATTAAACACAGCATCTGAAGTGCCGGTCATCTCCTTCAATTCTTCTACGGTCGGATCGACACCCATCATCTGCCGATATTCAGCCGCCGCAGCAGACATTTTTTTCTGCGCACTTACAGCGTGTGCAGACATGCGAATGATTCGCTTACGCTTCAGAATGTATTGACCGATGGCCTGCTTCACCCACCACGTTGCATATGTCGAAAAACGAAATCCTTTCTTCCAATCGAATTTTTCGATTGACTTCATGAGTCCAAGATTTCCTTCTTGAATCAAATCCTCAAGAGGGATGTTGTATCCCCTATAATTCTTAGCGATGTATACGACAAGACGAAGGTTAGATTCTACAAGCTTCTTCTTCGCCTTTACAGCAACAACTCCTCCTGACTCATACTCTTTAAAAAGTTCCACCATGTCTGGGTGAGACAACTGGGGGTACCTTTTCAACGACGTCAGATAATTTGCCATTACGGTCTTATCATCATCAGTCATCCCAGGTCGACGGGTTAGACGTGCGTTCGATTTCGCTAATTGCATTTCAGTTCTTCTCCAACGTTGCTGAAACATTGTTCAGCCACGCTGCATGTGCACTTCGTCGAGATGTCCGAAGCTGCATTTCTTGTTGAACATAGCACAACTCGACTTCCCAAGGATATGGGTTCAGGTTAAATCGAGTCACGCGATTAATTGAATCAGCCAATGATCGTCCAAGATTATGAAGCGTCTCGTCATCCATCACCGCAATGTAATCTCGATCGATCTGCTCAGGATATTGAACAGGATAATCACCGCGACCGGAGCCCCCTGTGTTGTGGTTCGTGGTCATCTCGTAGCTCTCGTTAGTCTCAACTTCGTTCATGTGCTTGTTCTTTTTCTTACCCATTTTGTTTTTGCCTTTCGGCCTCCTCTTTCTATTGTATCAGGTTACGTTTTTACTTTGCACCGCAATTGCGATGAAAACTTATAATCATCATTTCAGCGGAATGCCAAACTTCTTCGACATATCAAATACTGCGAGATTCTTTTGCTTTGCTTCGACTTCAACATCAATCTTACGATCACGCAAGAACTTCAGCTGGGCATCAGGAACATAGTGAATCATGTCGCTG